GGAATCAAAGAGTGTACGGTTTCCAAAGCAAAGGGAATCGTAGAGGCGTTTATGAAAAAGGAGGGTAAATAACAATGGCTGAAACCTACATTGTTGGAGAAACAAAAGTCAGACCCGGTGCATATTTCAATATCCAGAAAACCGGTACAAATGCAGCCGCAAGCGTTGTCAGCGGCGTTACAGCGGTAATTTTCAGGTCTGATTTTGGACCGCTTAATGAGGCGGTGGAATTTACCGCAGATGACGGATATGCTGATACATTCGGCACAGGCGGAACTACGGACGCTATTCAGGAGGCTATCAACGGAGGGGCAAAGACAATTATTGCTTGCAGAGCTGGTAATGGCGGTACACCTGCCACAATTACCCTGAATGGCAAGGACGGTTCGGAGGCTGTCACTGTCACAGCATTATATCCGGGCAAAAAGGCGTTCACAGCAACTATCAGAGAGAAGTTATCAGACAGCACATTAAAGGAGTGCATCATCTTCTCTGGCACAACCGAATTTGAAAAGGTTGAGTTTGCCGCAGGAGAGGGAGAAGCCTCTGCACTTGTTGAGGCGTTATCCGCTTCCAAGAAGTTCAAGGCACAGGTTGTAAGCGGTCAGGAGAATGCGGAAATGCTCAATGTATCACAGAGCTTATTCACAGCAGGTACAGACCCACAGACAACCACAAGTGATTACTCCAATGCGTTTGCACAGGTTGAGGCGTTCGACTTCAATTCTATCTGTGTGGACACAGAGGAGCCGGAAATTCATATCCTGTTGCAGTCATTTGTGAGCAGAGTCTTTAATGCCGGCATTCTTGCACAGGCTGTAGTTGCAGAAAAGCACACCGTAGACCTTGAAACAAGACAGGCACACGCAGCGGCTTTCAATGACGAGAAAATGCACTATGTATTGAATGCCTATGTCAGCGAACAGGGAAAGGAAATCGACGGATACCAGACCGCAGCGAGATTCGCAGGTCTTATCGGTGCATGTGCTTCCAATTCCTCATTGACACATACAGTAATCAATGGTTTTACAGAGATTCTGGAGAGGCTTACCAATTCGCAGATTATTGCAGCGGAAAAGAGCGGCTGCCTAGTGCTTACTTACAACAGCTCAAAGCAGGTGTGGCTTGACAGTGCAATCAACACACTGATTACACCTGCCGACAATCAGGACGACGGTTGGAAGAAAATCCGCAGGGTTAAGACCAGATTCGAGCTTATCCGCAGAATGAATGTCACATCTGACAACCTGATTGGAAAGGTTGACAATGACACAAATGGTCGTGCAACCGTAATCAGTCAGTTACAGGCTGTCGGTAATTCAATGGTGGCAGAGGGCAAGCTGAACTCCTGCACAGTTTCCGAAAGTTCACTTTATACAGCCGACGGAGATAGTGCTTGGTTCGATATCGCAGTAGTTGACAAGGATAGTATGGAGCACATCTATCTCACATACAAATTCCAGTTCAGCACAAATGTATAAGGAGGTAGCACAAAATGATTAACACGAGAGCAGCCGGTGACGCAAGACACGCAAGAACCGGTAAAGACGGTGCTTTCTACAATGCTGATGGCGTACTTCTGGCAACAGTTGAATCATTCACATCTAATGTGAATTTCAACAATGCTTCCTACGCTGTCTTGGGAAATGCACAGGAACTTGAAACAGCGAACACCTTTAAGGTTACGCTTACAATGTCCCAGATTGTAATTGAGGACGACGATTTTATTCAGGAACTTATCACTGCCATGAAAGACCAGACAATGCCTTATTGGACATTTCAGGGCGTTCTTATGGGCAGAAATGGTTCTGAACAGCGTATGGTTTATAGCGAGTGCGTTCCGTCAGGTCAGGTTGATTTGCAGAACATCACTACAGGAGATGTCGTAAAGAGGGCTTGGAACTTCGCAGTAAACCAGCCGCCTGATTTACAGAAGTTGCTTGGCATTGACTAAGTAATGACTAAGTAATGACTAAGTAACCTACTTCCCGACGGTAAGGAAATATGATGTATCACATTATGAGAGGGTGTAAAAAGCACCCTCTCTGTTTTTATCGGTAATTCTGATTAAAACCAAATTTTGAGATTTTTGGTTTTAAAAATAAAAAATTTAGGAGGAAAACAGCATGGAAACAAACAAGATGAAAGCAACAGTAGGAATCGTGAACGACGATTTAGCAGAGGAAAAGACAGAGCAGGCAGTAGAGGAAGTTGAACTTGACGCAGAGGAAACTAAAAATCAGATTAGGCTGCACGAGGAGGACTTCATTCAGGGGCTTATTGATGCGGCTGGATATGCAAGCGAGGAAACACAGCATATCGAAATCATCAGAGCCGGAAAGCTGTATTTTGCATTCGACATCAGACCGCTTGCAGAGGAAGAATACGACCGTTGCAAGAAGAAATACACAAAGTATGTCAGAAATAAGCAGTTCGGAATGAAGCTGCCTGAGGAAACAAACAGCGTCAAGTACAGGGCTGCACTTATTCACACAGCAACCACAGACGCAGACAAGGAAAAGCTCTGGGACAACAAAAAGGTCTGGGAGGCTTTAAGGGCAAAAGGATTGCAGATTATGAACGGTCTTGATGTCATTGAATACTGCCTGAAAGCAGGAGAAAAAGACAAGGTGCTGGAGTGTATCGACGCATTAAGCGGTTACGACAGCAACATTGAGGAAATAGCAAAAAACTGATAGAAGCCGGTGGCAAAACCTGTCTGCTACATCACATATTCCAGCGGACAGGCATAACGCCGGACGAGTTCTACCAGAAACCAAAGGGAATACAGGCTTTTATGCTTGCTTCCACGAGGATATATCTTGAATCACTACAACCGAAAGGAGGAGATGAAAATGGCTGAAACAGTCAGGATTGAGATTCCAATTGAAACCGTAGACAATACAGACCCGGAGCTGTCGAAAGTTACAAAGAATCTTAACAACATGAAAGAAGCGGCGGACAAAGCGAACAGCTCAACGAAGAAAGCAAGCGAATCCGTATCTAAATTTGATAAATCTGCGGAAAAGACGCAGAAATCGCTTTCATCATGGGCGAAAGAGAAATATGAAGTCCTGCTTGAAGCAAAGGACAAGATATCGCCGATTCTTACCACAGTCGGAAGTGGTCTAAAGAGTTTTGTCGGAAAGACTTGGAGTGTCACAATGAAAGCTGTTGACCTCATAACTTCGCCAGTCCGAGGTATCATAAACCTATTGAAAAATCCTATCTTCCAAGTAGGTACAGTCCTTGGAGTGAGTTTCGGATTAGCAGACACGATATCAACTTACAAGGACTTTGAATCTGCCATGTCAGAGGTTCAGGCAATCAGCGGAGCTACTACATCACAGCTAGATAAGCTGACAGCAAAGGCAAAAGAAATGGGTTCGACAACCAAATTTACCGCTACAGAATCAGCGGAGGCGTTTAATTATATGGCTATGGCTGGCTGGGACACACAACAGATGTTAGACGGTATCGAGGGTGTCTTAAACCTCGCAGCCGCATCCGGGGAGGACTTAGCAACTACATCTGATATTGTTACCGACGCTTTGACTGCATTTGGTCTACAAGCAAGTGACGCAACGCACTTTTCTGATGTTCTTGCAAAGGCGGCTTCAAGTGCGAATACTACAGTTTCAGGAATGGGTGAAACATTCAAATATGCAGGTTCTATGGCTGGAACACTTGGCTACAGCATTGAAGATGTTGCGGTTATGGTAGGTCTTATGGCAAACAGCGGTATCAAGGCTTCGTCAGCCGGTACACAGCTTAACAGCATATTTACAAGGCTTTCCACCAATACCAGCGGAGCAACCGACGCTATCAAAGAACTTGGAATTGATTTCTTTGATTCAGCAGGAAACGCAAGGGATTTGTCAGATGTAATAGACGAGTTGAGAGCGGCTACTAAAAATTATACCGACGAGCAGAAATCCAACCTTGCAAACACAATAGCAGGTACGAGAGCACAATCCGGTCTCTTGGCTATCCTGAATGCTTCAGAGGAAGATTACAATAAGCTGACGGAATCAATCAACAATGCCGACGGTGCCGCTTCTGAAATGGCTGATACAATGCTTGATAACCTATCCGGCTCTATCACATTGTTACAAAGTGCGTTGGACGGAGTTAAAATCTCTTGGGGAGAAAGGCTTGCACCATATGTTAGAGGAGTAGCCGACTGGCTTACCGATTCAATGCCAGCACTAGAAAGCGGTCTTGATGAAATGATGGATTTTGTTGATAACAAAATTGACCGCATGAAACGGAAGTTTAAGGAGATAGCAAACACTGATGAATGGCAAAATGCAAGTATCTTCGGTAAAGCGAAAATCCTTTGGGACGACTTCATAGTAGAGCCATTCTC